GTTCTTTACAGATAGTGTGTAAGAAAGAGTTTAGCTTAAATGTATTAAAGTGATACTGATTCACAGATTTAATACCACTACCCATAGAAACTAAGTTAGTGTCAACGAGTGGATCGTATGTATTAATACCTGCTACAACCAAACTCTTAGAGAATGTAGCGTCAGAAATAAGATTACCAATGTCTGAGAAAAATGGTTCGGACAAAGAGTGGTAATACGACTTACCATCTCCATTCCAATTCTCAAAACGAATACCCTTCTTAAGAGCAGCATCGGTTTCTCTTACGAGTCTTGGTAGGTTGATATCACAGTATTCTACAAACTGTGACCAGTGTTCGGTGCTACCTTCCCCAACCCCGATAATGCCAATAGCATCAGATTCAATGACAGTGATTTCATACTCTGGCATTGATTTCTTAAAGATTAGAGCAGCAACGAGTCCAGCAGTTCCTGCACCAAGAATTTTAATTTTCATATTACCTTAAAAAGTCGAAAAGAGAACCAGTAGATGGTTCCTTTGGTTTCTTAGATTTACCATTAGTTTTAATGTAGCAATCTGCGTGAAATTCTCTAATGTGGTTAGCGTTCTTACGCTTACCCTCACCTTCCATATAAGCCTCTGAATAATATCCAATATGTCCACAGACTTTACAATTGAATGTAGTTAGAACTTCACGCCCATCTAGTGTCATGTGTTTGGTATCTCGTGGAGACTTTCTCCACAGTTTACCAACAACCTGCATAATCCTAGTCATAGTATAGACACTTGTATTTAGAAGTCGAATGTAGAATCAGCTTCAACTGCTACGTAATAAACCAAGTCACCACTACCTTGGAAACGAGAGATTTTCTTGCTAGAAATACTAACAGTATAATCCCCTGGAAGCATCTTCAAGTTTTCAACCTTCAAGTTAACTTTGAATTTCTTATCGCTCTGACCAACTGGCTCGCTGAAAGAGTTACCAGTCGCATTCTTCTTGTCGCCGACAACTGCAGTGATAGTAGAACCATCGCCGATAATAGACAAGTCAGTAGCACGAAGAACAGATGCAGTTCGATGAATCATATTCAACATCGCTGAACTCATATTGAATTCAATCTCATGAGCAGGGAATGTAATAGACTTTTGAGGCGCAGTCAAAACAGAAGACTCTGCTGCAAAGTATTTGATAGAACTATTACCCTGTTTAATGGTAACATATTTTTCGCTGAAGTCCAATTCAGGATCTTCGAACAAAGACATCGCACCCAAGAACTCATTCAAGTCGTAGATACCAAAATCAGGGAATGTCTCAGAGACAGTTGCGTCTGCCATCACGTTTTTCTGCGCACTAATTGTAGCCAGTTTGTTGCCACTCTTTAACAGAAGGTTGCTGTTGATGCCAGCAAAGTTCTTAAACAGACCAACAGTTTCTTTAGATAATTTCATATTTTCTCCATTCAAATGAACACATTACTATGTATAAAACATTATACCCCAAAGTGGGGTATTTGACAAATTTATTTTGTAATTTTTTCGTACAACTCTTCAAATTCTTCGTTCTCAGCTACAGCCTGAGAGAAGTTTTGCTTGTGATAAGTCTTAGCGATTTTGCTAATAGTCTTCTTAGGGATCTGGAAGTTATCAGAAAGATCCTTCACAGTTTCCTTAATCAGATCACGCTCACCTTCGATACGAGTCATTGAGTTGCTGATTTCCACGATTGCGGCATGGAGTTTCTTTCTATCTGCATCAGATGCGAGTGTCATATTATTTCCTTTATATTTTTACCAGTCACTGCTTGGACCAGAATCTGACGAACTGTAAGAATCACTTGAAGAAGAACTCCAAGAACTAGAGGTATCCATAGAACTAGAAATAGACTTACGGCTATCGCTGTCATCGAATCCCCAAGAAGATTCTGTCTTGGATACACCAATGCTAGGTTCTGATTTATGAGAGATTGAATTGATAGCGTTATCAATCAACATACCAGTCAGCATACCATTCAAGAAGCCATCATCTGAAGACGTGGTAGTCGTAGTAGATGTAGCACGTGATGTAGTGTAACTGGGTGTATAAGATGGGGTAGAGGGTGCGCTCTTTGGAGCAGGAGGGGTAGACATCTTGGTGCGCATAGATTCACGCCACTTACGAGTCTCTTCAATTTGTCGAGCACGTTCTTCGGCTTCCAGTGCAGCTTTCTCTGCTGAACGACGAAGGAACATACGAATTGCCAGAGTGGCTAAAGCCACCCCAGCAAGTACCAAGATAATTGCTAGGATGTCTTCCATATTACTTACCTACATTAAGCACAGGGGTCTGACCATTCAACACAAGAGTGCCACCTTTGAACTGGGCGATACTTTGAGCAGTGATCTTTGCAGCTTCAGCTTGCAACATTCGAGCCTGAGCATCCATGTATTGAATAGCACCAGCGTTCTGAGCAAGGGCTTGAATACGTTGGGCTTCAAGTTGAGCGGTGCGGACTTCTGCTTCCTTCTGCTTAGTTTCGTTCTTAGCACGAACCAATGCGTTTGCAGATTCAACAACAGTATCAGCAGGGATTACGTTACGAATAAGCACCTGAGTGATAGTGATGATTCCATCCAGCTTCTCGTCAGAGAGGGTCTTGGTAATACCTTCTTTGATATCAATCTCCATAACCGAACGATTATCACCCATGTTCAACGCTTCGTGTTTACGTGCAGCTTTGTAAACAGCATTACGAGTTGCGTTGAAGATGTAGTTATACATCAGGTAGGTATCGCCATTGTGAGTAGCATGGAAAGATTTATTCTTTGTGTTATAGATCTCTGCGATCTGACTAGGATTGATGTTGTAAATAACAGTCAGGTCGAAGTCTTTCATCGTGGAGTTATCAGACGCTTGAGGGTTCAAGTCATCAACCTTAACAGCAACTTCTTTGACAGGGAAAGTCAGAACGTCGCCGATAAGAGTTTGGTTGAAAGAACCTGGAAGCAATTCCTCATTCTTAACCTGTTTGTCAAAGCCGACTCGCAGACCAACCTCACCAGTCTCGATACGAGTACAACCAGTAGCCATAGCCAGAGTAGCGATAATGACAGAAATTTTCAAAACATTTTTCATAACAATTCCTTAAAAAAGAACAACAAGCAAAATCATAGAACCAAGAGCGAGAAGAGAACACATCATACTATAAAGAATAGTCTTAGTCAAGTTCCACTTCTCTTTACCATTCAGTTGGCGGAAAGCAGGGATTCCAATATAGAAAGCTGCAAACAGCAAACCGAAGAACAACCAAAGTTTAATCATCTTTTAGACTTCCAAGTATTGAATTCTTCAATCAAACGAGCATGTTCTGTAGCAGAGCAATACAGAGTCCATTCACGCACAACATCTTTATAAGTCACACGTGGCTCTCCACCTTCTCCTTCTGTATGAACAGCTGGCTCAGATAGCATGTATCCAAGAATAGTGTATGGAATGCCATTATTCCAGTTACGTTCAACCGAAAAGACTTTCATCGCATCCCAGTCAATTGCAAAGGGAGCAGTAGCCATTTCAGTTTCAAGACGATTACGATATGCATCATTAGCATATTTCAAATCGTTATTTTCTCGTTCAAGTTCTTTGATACGCTTCAGCGCATCAGCGTAGTTACCGACAATACCGTCTTCAGGTTTGCGATTCCAAAACAACATATTATTCCTTCGAGTATTTCACATCATGTTCATAAAGAAACATCAGGCAGCACATTGCATGCGCCAGATGATGGATACCAGATTCGGGATCCAATTCTTCACCTGCTTTGTAAGCCCACAGGTGTCGTTGCAACGCATCGAAATAACGACGCTTGGAATCAGGTACTTGTTTCCAATTGTCTGGCTCATACTTCTCTGCGCCAAAGGTCAGAACCTTTACGGTCTCTGCCAGTGCTAGGGGTGGTAGTAAACCATACTGCAATTTACCACCATCAAATTTACGACCACCAGTGGTGGCTTTTTGGGATGCTTTTACTTCTTCTAGTGTTGCCATAGTTTCTCCAGTGATATCGGTAATGGGCACTCAGAGAATACCCATTGACAAGTCACTTACTTTTGTGCAGTGAAAACAGAAGCACCCATTACGGCATTAGCAATGCGAACCATACGCTTGCTTGGAACGCCCAAACGATACTTGGTAGTTTTAGTACCATCGTGGAGTTTAGCTTCGTTAGAGTAGATGCAGAAGCCCTGCTCACGCAAGTTACGGATTGCAGAAGCTGGATGTGCAATACCGAAAGAACCAGTAATCTGCTTAGCAGTATACTCTTTACCAGCCTTTAGGCTGTTCAACAACGTGGTTTGTTTAGACATTTAAGTCCTCCATAATAAGACCATCAACAAAAAAAGCCGATGAGGGGATGGCATCCCTCATCAGCAACGGAAACATAGGGTAGATTAGATCTCGATACCGTTCTCACGGAGGATCTGGTTGAAGTCCTCGGTGTCGTCATCCATAGGAACAGAGTCCTCGATGATCTTCTGCAGACGAGAAGAGTCTGCGGTATCTTTCTCTGCAGTGGCAACTGCAGTCTTAGTTGCCTTAACCTTCACGACCTTAGCCTTCGCAACTTTAGTTGCAGCCTTGGTAGCTTTAGCCTTAGCAGGTGCGCTGGCTTTTGCAGCGACTTCTTTCTGATAGGCTTTCACCTCATCAGCAGTAGGAACAGGCAGCTGGTAAA